TAATTGTCAGGAGCTGCAGTTACCAAAACTTTCATAGTTTCACCTTGTCCAGCACCTGTAGTACCATTTCCATAAACAACTAAAGTATTGTTTATTTTAATAGCACATTCTTTATTACCAACTGTTCCACCAGCAGCGGAAACATCAGGATCAATTGTTACTCTAATTGTGTCATCATCGATAACCTCACACGTTTCGTAAGCTACGTGTAGTCTATTTTGTTCTGACCAAACTACTTGATCAGATGTCATAGGCATTTCTGCCCCGACCATTCTTAAGAATCCGGCAATTGTTCTATTACCATATCTTTCTACCTCTTGTTCATACAGCTCTGGTAGATATTGCTGTGCGAAGTCATTATCACCATCTGTAAAAGACAGATAGTTTGTTGTTAATGCCATTCGCTTTTGAGCCGGCTCCAAATTTGGACCCAACGCAGGATTTAACGCCATAATTAATTGTTTTTAAGTTATGTTCTTTTTCTTGATTTTTAATTTTGAACCATCTACGCCAGTAATTGCTCGTACTTTTAATCCATTAATAAACACATCTCCAGTTGAAGTTGCTCGCGGTTTCCCGTCTTGTATATTTTTGGACTTTGCCATAATATCTTTAGTCGCATCGGCTTTGCCTTGTTCATAAAAATGTTTAGCAATTGAATCAGCATTTCTAGCAGCATATATAGCTTTGTGGTAACCTTTATAATCATTTACACTACCGTCATTATTTAAGAACTTCTTAACAAACGTGTTTAAATTAGATTGAGCTTTGGCTGTTTCACTTGGATTATTTATTTTATATCTAAATGATTTTTCACCTACGTCGAATTCAAAACCTTTGAATTCTTGATTAAAAAAATCATTTGTTTTAGCTGTAAAGAATCCATTTAATTCATTAGCTTTTTCTTGGTTCTTTTTATATTCAGCAACAAAATCAATTGCTTCTTTTTGATCTCTAGTAATCGAAGGTCTTAACTTAAGCTCTTCATAATACTTACTTTTAGTTTCTTCTAAGAAATTTTTTGCTTTTGCTACTTCTTCTTTATACGCAAGTTTTTTCTTACGTATAGTTTTTTCATCTTCTACTTCTTCATCAAAGGAAAAGGCATCTTCTAATAAAAATGTTATTTCTTCTCCATCTAAATGAGGTCTTGTAGATTTATAATATTCTCTTAATAAAATAGGTTCTGAAACATCAGAATAATCTCTATTTAATCTTACATAGTCTTCTACTGTTCCTCCTGTTTCATTCATAAAATTAACTAATTTGTCTAAATGTTCAGGTACTTCTATAGAAGGTTTAGGAACTTCTGGAGCACTATCTTTGCTTTCAATAGGTTTTTCTATTATTTCTTCTACTATTTTTTCTTCTGTAGTTTCATTGGGAGTTTCTTGTTCTTCGGTGTGTGTTTCTCCCATAGGTGACAATTCCACTTCGGGTTCTTTCCCTTCTTCCGCGCTCTCTCCAGTAGGCGGTAACACAACCCTCTCTGTTTCTGGCTCTGGAATGGCATCTTGTGTAGGTTTTTCAACTAAATCTACTTTTATAGTAGTTTCATCTTTAGTTTTTGTTAATTTTTTAGGACGACCAGGTTTTTTCTTAACCTTGAATTCTCCTTCTTGTTGTACTGTTTCTGACATAATATAATATAATAATTAATAATTAAGTAGATGTAAAGTCTCCCATGCCTAATGGCAGTTGTCCTTGACCATCTCCTTTTTCAAAATCACTCGGTGCTGAATCTTCAGTTCTTTGAGCAATCATTTGACTTTGTTGAGTCCCTTGTATTCTAATTCTTTTATCTTTTCTATCTTCAATTTCTTTCTCTTTTTCATTAGTTCCTCTACTTCGCATCATTTCTAATTCCATTTGCTGCTTGTGTTGAACTTGAGAGAGTTCTATATCTAATTGAAGTTTAGCTTGCATTTTTTGCAGTTCTAATTGATTTCTAAGTTGTTCTAATTGACCTGTAGTTTCAGCTTCACTTTGTTTCTTTTGTACTTCAAATGTAGCAGCTTGTTGAGCGGTTTGTTGTTGAAGTGCTGCTTGCTGCTCCATCATTTGTTGTTGCATCTTTTGATCTTGTTCTGCTTTCTTCTTTCTTTTAAACTTTAAACATTGATTAGCTAATGTTAAATTTTTAACTTCTCTAATATCAATAGCGTCTTCTAAATATATTTGATTCTCTTTTAATGCTATTTGGATATTTTGTTCTAATTCTGCTTTTTCTTCTTCATCTGGTTCTAAATTTATAAAAATACCAAAATCATGAATATTTAAATCAGCTAACTCGTCTAATGTCCCTACATTATATGGAGAAATACTATTAGCTAATGCATCTCTAGTAGTAGGATATTCTAAAGAATCAGCTATCCGCATAGATATGTTTTCACAGATTCTATGAGTTAAATAAAGACTGGCTTGTAAAATGTGTCTTGTGGCAGTGTTAGAATTAGCAGCCGCAAGTTTTTGTAATCCTACTAGTGAGTCTTTATCTGGAACACTTGCATCTCTAGCTTCATTTAACCCAGTTACATCTCTAATCATTTGTAAATAATAATTATACGTTGTAATTAAAGATTGAATTTTGCTCATTCCACTAGAAGAATTTAACTCTTGAATAGGAACTTTTCCTCTATTAGGATCTCCATCTTGTGTTAACGATCTTCCTACTACACTACCAGTTTGAAAATACATGTTTAAAGCTTCTCTAGGATTGTAATTAGTTCCATTTCCTAAATCTACTTCTGCAAGTCCATCTACATCTAAATATACCCCATCAGGTACCATTCGAGATAATACTTGTTGAAGTTTTAAATGCGTCAATTGAATCATATCTGCAAAACCTGTGACTCTATTTACTAAAGAATTTATTCTTCCTTTGTAAATACGAGGTGCGCAAATGCCATAATTCATATTTACTTTACATGTGTTAGCTAAAGGTCTAGTCATGTTCTTAGCTAATTCCCATTTTAACATTTGAGGATGTCCTAAGATTTTAGCGCCACTATACAAGACCTCTATAGATCTTTCTAGTTTTCCATAACCTAACTCATTCTCAGGAGGATTGTAAGTATCTTGTTTTTCTAAAACTTTTTCCAATCCAAAACTATTTTCTTTTAATTTAAAAACTTGATTAGTAAATGTTTTGTACTCAAAATATAAAACTTGAATAGTATTATCATCTAATCTCCCATTCCAATTTCTTAAATAATTTTGGTTTCCTGGATATTTTTGTATTTCTTCTAACTCTGCAGCTGTTAGTGCAGGAAATTCTTTTTTCAATTCAGATAGACTTATTCCCTTTACTTCCCCTGCATACCATATGTCTTCAAAGTTAGGATCTTCTGTATAAGACCAAACTAAGGTAGCTGGATCTACATAGTCCACTATCACTCCTTCAGCTTCGTTCCAATTAGTCTTTACACTTCCAATACCAATTTCTACTAAATCTTTAATCATACGAGTTCTAGTAAGATCAAATTTGTTCTTGTCTAAAACTTGGTTTATAACTTCTTCCTCAGCTACTTCCACCGCTTGCTTAAAATCCATCTGCATATGAATAGCAAGTTCCTCAGTATTTTGAGGAGCATTGGTTCTATCAGGAGAATTCCAAGCATCTACGCCTAAAGTATTTTCTAACTCTGTAAAAAATTCTTTTGCATTTATATCTGTCATTAAACCTTGAGCGTATTCAGTTCGTTGACGTGAGCAAGTGGGATCTTGAGCATAAGCATTTATATCAAATGTTCTTTCAGTAATTCCATTTACTACAATATCAACAAATTTTGCTAAAACTGGTACTGGTTTCCAATCTAAATTTAAATAAGATAAATCACCATCAATAGCTAATTCATCTTTATATTTTTGAATAGATTGTTCTCCTCGCGCGTATAATCTTAAACTATGAAAGTTTTGAAAGTTTTGATGAAACCTGTCTCTTCCTCGCCCCGCCCAAAACCATTCTCCTTCGATTGCTCTACCTACGCGAAGACCATATTCCCATGTTGCTTTTTCTGCAGCTGGAACAACTTGATCAGGAAATGCACTATGACTATTTGTGTAAATTTTCATGTATTATCTATTAATTTTGGACATATACCCTGTATTATCATAAGTTTTCATACCAATATTTATTGCTGTAATGTTTCTATCTGCCACTGGTTTGTATTTATTTTTATTACACGCCATAATAGCTAAACCAGAACTTATAGTAGCATCGTGTTTAGTTCTGTTATTTAAATCAAAAGCTGCCCAATCCTCTAAGGTTCGTTGATGATACATATCGCCATATCCTGTTTCTTTCATTCCTATATAATCTTCTACGTAAGCTTCAATAGCTGCCGCATGCGCTTGTTTAATATCTTCACTAGAATTTGGTATACCTCCTACTTCTTTTTCAGCAAAGGAAAGTTTATTCCATATTTTATCTGGTCTATTCATAGAAAATCCTCTATATCCTCTTCTTTTTAAATAGTATAATAATCTAGGTTTATTATTCTCACATAACAAAGGCATACTATAAAAATGTAAAGCCATTAAAACATCTTCAAAAAATATCTCTGCAGTAGGAGGACGCGAGATGTACTCTAAAAAGAAATGATGAGGAGGACAATCTTCCATACTAAACTTGCTTAAACCGTGTAATGATCCTTTCGATCCTTTCCCATCCACTGTGCCAGATATATCATAACTATCACATCCAAATGCTCCGAGGTGTTCATGAGCTGGACATTTAATTCCTTTTTTTATTATAATATTGTTTTGTAACTTTTTTGGAGGAACCCAACTTACAAAAAAACGTCCTTGTCGACTGGGAACAAACATAACCTTAGTATCTTTAATCCCATTTTCCCATAAAAAATTACCTTGAGTGACCACC